AACTTCTTCACCAGCAGGAGCAGGAAGAAAGCGAATAACAGCAAAGCCATTACCCATCTTATCTACTTCGGGCTGCCAGAAACGCTCGTCCTTAGACGAACCAGTTTCCTTAGTTGATAGCTTATTGATTTCTTTGGTAAGACGCTCAAGTGAGGATTCGCGATTGCGCTTGAGGTTCATAAATGCTTCATTCATTTGTATATCTCCGTTGTATGTGTTGTATGGATTTTTTATTCACTCAATCATAATAACATGTTATTTATACACTATTCTAGTGCAAATGTCAAGACAAAAACACCTGACGCATAATCTTTTTGATGTTATCAGGATCAACTCTCACAAATGGCCTGTACTTCTTTAACTGACGATACACCTCAGGCCATATGATGGTATCGCCAATTACCTTGTTCCATGCATCAAGCACATTAAAGGCAATATCAAAAGCAATTACGGTTTCCGCAGAGACCTTATTGCCCATATAAAGTTTGATTAATTGTGGATGTTCACCAGTCGTCTTCAATAGAGACTTCGGATCGTCCACATCATCAACGATTTTATTTAGTTCTTCTTTGAGCTGGTACGAGAAAGTTTCCATGCGCTTCAACCAAGCAACATAAACTTTCTCTGACTCGGGTCCTGACATATCACCGACCCATCGCACACCGGCAGACGAGACAAAGTTAGCGACAAAGAAATTGGTTAGTTCATCGTCGCTATATTTGCGCTCTATCTTGCGAAAGAGATATTGATCCTTGCGTTTTAGAAATGACGCTTCGGATATTTTTTTGATTTTGCCAGAGTATTTGATGAAGTCATAGTCGGATGTGAAGTGAAGCTTGAGGGCCTGATAGCGTTGGTATGCTGTCATGCCTTCCATATTTTCCAACCACGCTCTTCCATCTTACTGATACGCCACGGTGCAACCAGTTCCATAATGCCGCACTGATTAGACCGAATCTGTGTGTTCTTAATCGTATCAAATACGTCGCGTGTGATATAGAGTTTATCATTGTACGGTGTATATGATATGCAGCAATGCACCATATCAAAATGAGCAATGAGTTCCGCGCGTGTGGTGTATGATGTAGTAACGAACTGGTTCTTATGATTCATATCAAACGCAGTAAATTCAATCTTGTCATTGTTCATATAGTCGGTACTACCGATCTTGAACATACCAGGTTTATCTAAGATCCTTGCATCAACATATTCTTTGACGTACTGTTTTGTCTTAGCATCATCAAGAATGAACACATCAATATCATGCGGCAGTTCTTTATTGAGGAAAGACGCGAAACAGCCACCAGCAACAACTACCTTTTCATTGTGCATGAGTTTTTCTGGCACAAACTTGAGATAGTTATTCTTTAGAACATACTTCATATTACGAATCTCGGCCTGTTCTGCATCGGTAAACAATGCATTGCGCGCCATCTGTTCGTGCTTATAGTCAATACCAAGTATATCATCAATGGACCCTTGCCTTGTGACAGATCCATTTGGATTTGCCATCCATTGACCCAACGTGGGTAAAGTTGTCGTGGTAATCACTGTACCATCGGCTGCATAATCATAGATGCCATCAGAATGTGATATTGAAGGATTAGGCAATTGATTGGCCTTTTGGTTGAGAATTTCACGGAGTTTATCATACGGAACTGCCATAACTTGACCTATAGCTTCTAAGATAATTTGATAAGGATCTCTCGCATCTTCGAGTTCATAGCGAGAGACTTGTTTTGATTTATTAGTTACCGAGTAGTTGATAGTAAAAGTATCAAGACCAAAATCTTGATAGATGTGAATGTGGTCAAGATTTAGATTGCGTATCCACATTTGGATATCGCGCATAGGGGTTACCGTAGATATCATATCGGAAGCTTTGCTCCAGTGCGTTTGATTAGATTAGAACCTAGCGCCTCAGATTGAATAAGCTTCTTGATCTTTGGTCCGATGAGACGAGGCACACTCTCGGGTTCAAGCCCGGACGCGGTACACACGTCCAAGCAAGCGTCAATATATGTCATACCTTTATTGAAGACACGATCTTCCACCATGCGAGCAAATGTTTCGCTTGTCATAATGCTCGCTGGTGTATCGTTCATGCTTGCAATCATTCCTTCTTGTGCTTCAGACCTGCCATCTCTATCTCCTCCAAAGAACGACCACATCCCGTGCATCTTCCATCATCTCCAAGTTTGCAAATTGAAACACAAGTTCCAAGGTCTTTAGGCACAATAGGTAAATCATTAGCATTTAGTTTACGCAATGATTCTACTAGACCAGAGTTAGGAGCAACGGTTGTCGTCACAGAACCAAACATCATCGAATCAATTGCGCTGATGGAGAAATAATAGACGACATCACTGGTCCAATACCTACAGGATGAATTGTTTGCCCCTGCGGTAATGTCGCATAGCCTGCTTTATCATACTTAGGAATCACACGACCAGTATCATATTCAAAATCAATCGGCACTGGTACTGCGACAGGATTCTTTTTGATGGGTGGCATATTTGAAGCCATCGGACCGCCAGTGTTCTTGCGCTTGATATCTTCGCTAAGAAGTTCGGGCCAATAAAGCTCTAGTGCGCTGCAAGCCTCAGTGCAAACAAAGAAGTGATATTCACCAGGCCGAACGCTAGTAAAGTCACCTGCTCGGAGAACAGTAACATCGGTAAGCTCGTAGTTATTCTTTCGTACATGAATTTCCAGTACTCCTGATTCAACGTAGAATCCATTCCATTTATGTTCATGTAGGTGCTCCGAGCAGCGAAAACCTGCCTTTACGTTGATCTTATGTAGCTCGACCAATGCGTTCTGAATAATAACACTGGTGTCACCCCAAATCTTACCTGTCACGTTAGCCATGAGTAGTGCCGTCCTCTTCTTCCTTTGTCAAATCAAATGGGCCATGAAATACGACTTCTCTATCGGTAGCTTCCCAACCGTCGTTCTCAAGACCTTCGTGCCACTCTTCATCAAACAACTCTTGGATACGCTCTTGCTCTTCTTCGTCCATGTCATCAGGAAAAGTCCACGAACACGCGACGCCATCATCAAAGCTATGATCCATCAAATCATAGTCAAGCGAATAGATATCAATACCATTATCATCATCAAGGTCAATATCCTCAACGGCTTTGAGATAATCCTTGAAATCTACATCGTCAGGAACATCGAACTTGGCATAACCCCAACGCCACCAAGTCTCGTATTCAATAACTTGCCCATCTTTATTGAAGTATTCAGTTTCCTGAATGTTCTTCTTATAGCGAGTTTCCAGCTTCCAAATTGCCATTGTCTAACCTTTCACTTCTTTTCACTACATCGTCAATCTCAAGTAAACTATACAACAATGCGTCGAACTTGTCAAGATAAATCATGTTCGGACCATCGCACGGTGCATTATTTGGATTCTCGTGGACTTCCATAAACAAGCCAGCAATACCTACAGCCGTGGCTGCGCGAGCGATGAGTGGTACAAACTCACTCTGCCCACCAGAGCTTGATCCATTACCACCTGGTAGCTGTACAGCATGGGTGCAATCCATGAAGACTGGGTAACCCCAATACTTCATAATCTCAAGCGAGCGCATATCGACCACAAGGTTCTTATAGCCAAATGTAGTACCACGCTCAGTCAATATGATTTTCTTACAGCCAAAATGCTCAAGCTTCTTTACTACGCTACCCATTTCTTCGGGCGCCATAAACTGGCCCTTCTTCACATTGACTGGCTTATGCGTTTGTGCAGCCGATTCAAGAAGGTCAGTTTGCCGACAAAGAAATGCGGGGATCTGAATAACATCAGCATTCACTGCACCACAATGCCAGTTTTCGTGTACGTCCGTGAGGACTTCAATGCCCCTACCACGGACGGCATCCATCCCATAATAAGCTTCATCAAACCCCATACCTCTATAAGCAGTTGCGGATGTTCGATTAGCCTTATCGAAGGACGTCTTATAAATGAAATTGATTTCTTGCCCGAAGCGTTTGCCAACGCTTTCTACGATATCATGCAGCGACTCTGCCATAAAGATGGCATGTTTCTGTGACTCGAAAGCACAAGGACCAGCAATGATGCTAAGTGGTTTTGAGTTGCCACATTTATCGTAGAATGCCATTACAAATCCTTATATCTAGCGTCGATCTCTTTTATTCTGTCTTTCATATACTGAACGACCCATCGCTTCTGTGGATCGTTCTCGCTCATTGAGATTAGCACATTATTCAATTCGTCTACGAAGGCTGCTTTTCTTAGAGTGTCTATCGAATAATTATATCTAGCTTTCATGGTTTAGTCCCACAGTGAGCGATAGTATTTTCCGAAAAGCTTGAATGCGTTTCGCTTACGCTCTTCGAAGATATCATTTTCGGCACGATACTTTTCCCAATTACCTTGTTCGTCATCTGGCGGAACAAGCATGTCGGTAAAGCCTTCCTGATCCATCTTCTTGACAATGCTTCTACCAAGTTCAGGAAACGGCGGCGCATCGGGATCATCGTTTGCTTCCTGATAGAAAGCCCAGATCATCTCATCAAGGATCCAGTTCCACCGATCAAAGAACAAATCATCGGTATCCCACTCTTCTTTCTTAGGTGGTGCGTTAGTTGAACGCAGATGCTCAGGCACATCCTCGTCATCAGTGAAAGGTGCACCATGCTTGGTGTTCTTCAACTGTACGAGCATAGGATGAATGATAAGGGAGAGTGTGTGATCCATTGACCATGTGTCATAAGGATCAATTCTTACGATCTCGGTGCGCTTACGCTTTTCCTGAATCCAATTACAGAAAGTGCCGACCCAAGTATCTGCAAGCCAGTCACCAAACTGGTCCTTAAGCTTATAATCCCACCGCTCAAGCTCATCGTCGTACCGACGCTTTGTCCAGAAGAAAACATAGTCGGCAATCTGATACGGTCCGTACCAGGTTAGATATGGTCCAATCTTGACTTTCATGTTTCACCAGTTCTCATAGTCTGTGATATCTTTCCAAAGACCTTCGCCTTCGGATGTTTCAATTTCTGCGCGAAGACAGAAACCAATACCGGTGCTACCACCGATAAGAGTAATCTTGTGTGGCTGAGGATCCATATCTTTGATCCATTCTGTCAGAGTGGCCAATTCAGCTGGACCAATCATAAGCTTATAGCTGCGTTCCACTTCCATACCATTCTCCAAAGTTGGCTCGGGGTGATGGGTTCGAACCACCAACACACGGATTCAAAGTCCGTAGTTCTACCAATTGAACTAACCCCGAATAAAAATCAAGCCTCGTTTAGAAGCTCAGCCGAACCGCGAACCTGCTCACCGATAGTGCCAGGTGCATTGACGAAGCCCATAAGAACTTCGGCCTTCTTGATAACATCATTGACTGTGGGATATTTTGCTGTGGCGTCACGCTTCATTTCCTGACCTAGAAGATATTCTTGGTCGCACATAGTCTGTGCCATCTGAAGAACATTGAAGCGGAGCATCTTATCGTCGTTCATAATTTTCACCTCTCTAATAGTGTTAGTGGGGGGATTCTGTTTCCACGTTCCCCCCGAACGCATTCTTAGGCTGCTAGAGCATAAGAGATAGGTGCATTATCGTTAGCATCTAAAACGCGCCTCGGTCTACTCGTACCTTTACTACTATCTGTCGAACCTATATCGCCCCCATCAAAGATACACTAATCTACACAACAAGCTGGAGCATTTATCTCTTCATGCTTTAGAACTTGTTTGGCGGTAGAACTCTTATAAAGGATCGTCTTTATTAGTGTATCCATGGTGGAGGCGTCGGGTACTGCCCCCGAGTCCAAATGGTTTATTCCGAACGTCTCAACAACCTTAGCGTATTATTTATAATACATGGAAAGAGGGTGTTTGTCAAGCAGATAATTTCTGGCTG